CAAGGACGAAGCCTTCGAAGCCACCGACGTGGACACTTGGACGCTGCTGCACACCTTTGCCGATGACACGACGTATGCCAACACCGCCACCAAATGGCAGGAGTATTTGGATGGGCAGGCCAACGGCACACCGCCGTTCACGCTGGCGATTAGTTGGGAAGATGTAACTATACCCGTAGGAATTTTAGATGGCTACACAACTGACTTGTCGGGGGCATTTGCAACGGCGTTACTTAACGAAAACTACACCGGCAACTGCCTTAAAGTCCGGCGGGCGTCGGACAATACGGAGCAGGACATTGGGTTTGACGGCGCTGACCTTGACACGGCGGCTCTGACGACCTTTTGCACGGGGACGGATTGTTTTGTGCGCACGTGGTACGACCAAAGCGGCAACGCAAATAATTTGACGCAAACCACAACTGGCAATCAACCAAAGATATACGACGCATCGACAGGTGTGCTAGAATTGGGTTCGGCTGGCTTTGAAAAGCCTGCCCTACTTGTGAATAGCAAGTGGTTTGATTGGACAACACCAGTGTCATTTACCAATTTAACATTTTTCACCGTGACCAAAAAGGCTAGTACAGCGGGCACAGGTAGTGTTATTTTTTATCAAAACAGCGGTGCGTATGGCGGTGACGATGTTGACAATCAGGGCAATCCGCGCTTGGGCACAACGTCTGGCCTTATTATTGGCAATTCATTAAGCAACACAACGACTTCGGGCGCTGAAAACACGCACCACATTTCCTACTACCACCGCAACGGAACGAGTGCAGACGGCGGGTTAAATGGTGAGGTGAAAACACCAGCATCGCCGGTAAACACCACCGCATTCACTGTTAACGACATATTCAACTACGGCAGTACATATACATACGACGGACAAGCGCAGGCCATCATTATGTACAACGCCAGCAAATCCGCCGACCGCGCCGCTATTGAATCCGCCCTCAACGACTACTTCAACGTTTACTGATGAATTACATCATCGTCCGCCCCGAAGGGATTTTAACAAGCCCGCAGCGCGCGCAGTTCATCACCCGCGAACTCTACTGCATCACCCTGCCTTTGCAGTTCCAAACGCCCGACCAAGCCGACGGCACGGTGTTCGGCATCATCCACCACCCGACCGACGACAGGGCAGCGTTGCAGGTGGATTTGGAATACGTCATTCCGGTGCATCCGCTGGTCACGTTGGAGCGGCTGGTGTCGCTCTTCCCCGAAATCACCGACGCGGAGCGCATGACGCTGATGCAGGTGATATTTAGCAGCAAGGCGTTTCCGTTCCGGCACATCGTGCCAAGCACGGTCACGGTCAGGGATGAGGCTTTTATGATCGCGGAGGGGTGGTTTCCTGCTGAGCCATGACGGTGCTTTCTCCCATCCAACTGCTCGGCTACGTGCTGGCCGGAATGGCCGGGCACTACGACTTGGCCGGTGACATCGACCGCAACGGAATCATCAACATCGCCGACCTGCTGCAACTGCTAACCATGTTCTGATGGCTAAATCCCAAACCACCCACACCAAGGTGCTGCGCGAAGTGTCGCGGCCGGGCGTGCATGCCAAGACGCGGACGAGCAGCAAGAAGGGCGCGCGGAATTACCGCAAGGCGTACCGGGGACAGGGGAGGTAGTTGAACTTGCGTACATTAGCGACATGGTAGTCACGCTCAAAAAGCCCCTGAACGATTACGGCTATAATTGGCCGGCATCGACCACCGTAGAAGTGTCCATGAAGTTCTACCGCAAGCTGATTGCGGAGGGCTACATCGACCCGCACCCGGAGGATCCCGCGCACCAGCCCGCTCCAAAGGCGAGCAAGGCAAAGGCCGCCCCGGCACCCGCTCCCGAACCCCCATCTGAAATCACCGAAGAATAATGGCACAGACCACTGGCATCCTGAACGCATCCAGCGTTCGCTTTTTCACAGGCACCACCGATGGCACCCACACCGTGGTTGCCAACGTGACCGAGTGCAGCATCTCCCTCACCACCGACGTGCGGGACGTCACCACGAAGACCTCCGCCGGATGGCGCGAAATCCTGCCGGCCATGAAATCGGCCAGCATCAGTGTCAGCGGCTACTTCGCTGAGGATGCAACCAATGGCTTTAACACATTGGTGGGATACCAAATCGCTGGCACGAAGGTATTTGCCGTGTTTACGAACGTGGGCAGCAGCGCCCTGCCAAACGCAGGCGACCAGGAGTTTGATGTTGCGGGCTACATCACTTCGATGGAGCAGAGCGCCGGATTTGAGGACAACGTCACGTGGTCGCTGACCATGGATTTGACGGGCGCAATTGTACGTGAGACCATCGTTTAATGGACATTCAAATCAACGGCGTCACCTACCCGCTGCGCGCATCTATGGGCGCGTGGCGGAAGTTTGAGCAGGCGACGGGCGTGAAGGTCACCGGAGTGGATGCCGATGACATCACGCGCATCCCTGAGATGGCGTACTACTTCATCGAAAGCGGCTGCAAGGCGGCGGGCATGAAGTTCGAGTTGACAGTGGACGAGTTCCTCGACCTTGTCACCGTGCAGGATGTGCAGGCCATCAGCGAGGCAATCGCCGCGCTGCTTGGCACTGCAAGCGGCCAAAAAAAAAGCGCCGCGATAAAGCGCTGAGTTGGGATGAAATCGAGGCGATGGGGTTGGGCCAACTTGGCCTGACCCCTTCGTCGCTTTACGGCATGACGTTCGCCGAGTTCGGCAACGCGATGCGCGGGCTGCACGAGATTGAGGAACTGCGCCAGCGCGCTGAATGGGAGCGCACCCGGTGGCTCGCCTGCCTGCTGCTAAACCCCCACACCAAGCGCCGCCTCAAGCCGCAAGACCTGGCGGAATTTGAATGGGAGCGCAAGGCCAAAGTGCCCGTCGATGGGCGTGGTATCTTGCGGCAAATTGCTAAAATGAGCCATGGCTAAACTCGGCGACCTCATAGTCAAAATTGGCGCGGATACGCGGCAGTTCAACACGGAGTTAGGCAAGCTCCAGCGCAACATCAAATCCACCGCCGACAACGTCACGGACTTGGGCAAGAACATGTCCATGGCATTGACGCTGCCTGTGGTTGGCCTTGGTGCTGCGGCGGTGAAGGCGGCCATGGATTTGCAGACGATGCAAGTGCAGTTCGTGTCGCTCACGGGCGGCGCGGAGCAAGCCGGTCAGATGGTTGACCAGTTGAACAAGTTCGCAGCCGAGACGCCCTACGAAATCGAGGGCATCGCATCGGCGGCGCGGCAGTTGCTTGCGGCCGGTACCGACATCGACCAAGTCAACGGACAGTTGCAGTTTCTCGGCGACATCGCCGCGGCTGCGGGTGTGCCGATTGACGAGATGGCCGGGATCTTCGCAAAGGTTCAAGCCAAGGGCAAGGTTGAGTTGGAAAACCTGAACCAACTGGCCGAGCGCGGCATCCCCATTTTCACCATGCTGTCGGAGGCTACCGGCCTGCTGCCTTCGCAGTTGGGAGGCGGCGCCGTCAGTGTGGAGATGTTCAACGAGACGCTTGCCAGCATGAGCGAGGAGGGCGGGTTCGCGTTCAACGCCATGTACAATTTGAGCCAGACGGCAATGGGCAAGTTCAGCACCGCTATGGATGCGCTGAAGCTTGCGGCCGCATCGCTTGGTGTGCAGTTGCTGCCGATGGTCACTGGCATCATCGAGCGGGTGACCGAACTTGCGGAAAGGTTCAGCGACCTTGACGCGCGCACCAAGCGCATCATCATTGTGGTGGGCGGCGTGGTCGCGGCAATCGGCCCGGCAATCTTAGCATTCGGCTACGCATCTAAAGCGGTAACCGCTATGCAGGGCGCGGCGGCGATTGCCACCAAAGCCATTGGGGCGATGAACGCGGCGATGCTTACCAACCCCGTGACGGCTATCGCCCTTGCGGTGGCTGCGGCGGTTGCGCTCATCATCGCGAATTGGGATCAGATTGTTGCCTACTTCGGCACCGGCGATGGCAGTGCGGTGCTTGAGGATTTGAGGGGGGCTTTTGAACAGGGCATGGAAGCAGTGAAGGCGCTGTGGGCTGCGGCGATTGGATTTCTTCAGGCCTTTTGGGATAGGTTCGGCGGGGCCATTATGCAGACGATTGCCGTAAGCATGGACGTTGTCATGCAAATCTTGGGAAGCGCGTT